AAATAAGAAGTTTTATAGCAAAAAATATCCGGAGCACATTAATGGATTTGATAAAGGTTGGTTAGGTTTTCACTACTTTGAATATGGTAACATAAGAGGTTATCATATTTATTCAGAAGGTGAGATTTTTGGAACATACTTAAAATAAGAAGGGGATAATATGAGTTATGATGGAGAATATTTAAGAGAAGTTGAATGGTACATAGACGAGTTTTATAAGATAGCAGAAAGTTATAATAAGAAAATTATAAAAGAAAATAATGATGATGAAATAGTTTTAAGACTGCCGAAATAGGAGTTGAGTTTAATGCCTACATACGAATTCAAATGTAAAGACTGTGGTAATAACTTCACTGAATTATGCAGTCCTAGTAAAATGCCTAATAAATGTCCTAAATGCGAAGGTAAGATAGCACAGGTTTATTCAACACCTAATATAGTATTCAAACAAGGTGCTTTTTACAGAAAGGGGTAAAATTAATGGAAGAAGAAAAGATTATTAGAAAGTATGAATATGATGATGAAGGTAGAATTGTTAAAGAAGAAGTAACTACTACATATAAAACAGCAGGGAATATTCACCCTTTTAAACAATTTTGGACTTTAGACAATGAAGATGACATACAAGGAATGATATAGAGGTGGTTTAATGGGCGACTTACAGGAGAATCTATCAGCAGATAAAAAGATATTAGTCGATTGGTTATCAAGACCTAAAACTGAACGATCCAGTCAAAAAGAGTTAGCAGAGAAGATAGGAGTATCACAGCCTACCATTTGGCACTGGAAGAAAGAGCAGCCTGTTATTGACGCTGTATATAAGAAGAAAAGGCAGTTGATTAAAGCAGATGATCTTCCAGAAATATTAGACGCTTTGATAGCAAAAGCGAAGGAAGGTAATGTGCAACAGGCTAAATTAATCTTTGAATGGTTAGGAGAAGTTAAAGGTAATCACAATACAGGTAATGCAGTACAGGTTAATATCAATACAGGAATACCTAGAAATGAAGAAGATATAGTTGAAGTAGAAACTAACGATTAAGGAGGTGGTGATAAATCCTGTAAAAGATGTTAAATTAGATTATGAACCTTTTGAAAAAACAGAGAATGTTCCACGCTTCAACAGCTGATGAAGTCCTATATGGAGGGGCTCGTGGAGGTGGGAAAAGCGTTGCACTTATTATGGAGGCTTGGCAAAGGAGTGTTGAAACACCCGGGCACAAAGTCTTTAATTTTGCGTAGAAGTTATAAGCAGTTAGAAAAATCATTAATTAGACATATGAGAGAACACTTCCCAGAAAACTTCGGACACTTTGTTAAGAATGATATGGCTTATCACTTTCCAAATGGATCACTAATTGACTTCGGATATTTAAATACTGATGATGATAAATATGAGTATCAAGGTAGAGAATATGATTTTGTTGGCTTTGAAGAATTAACACAGTTTACATACTCACAATATTCCTACATACTTTCCTCAATTCGTACCTCTAAAGAGGCTGTAATGCCTGTTATCCGGTGCACATCTAACCCGGGTAATATAGGTCATAACTGGGTTAAATCAAGGTTCTTAGACTTCGCAGAGCCTATGGAGAAAAAAGAAGTTGATTTAACTAAGGAGATGGCTGAACTTAAAGAGGCAAACCCCGAAGTAGATTTAGATAAACTAACCTTCACCAGACAATTTATTCCCTCAACAGTATTTGATAATAAGCATATTGTAGATAACGATCCTATGTATATTCTAAGATTACAGCAGTTGCCGATAGATGAACGAGAGGCTTATCTATACGGTAATTGGGATGTATTTGGAGGACAGGTATTCAAAGAGTTTGATAAGAAAAAGCATACCCTTACACCATTTAATATACCTTCTCACTGGCAGAAATATATGAGTATTGACTGGGGATATAAAGAACCTTTCGCAATAGTATGGGGTACTGTGGTTAATGAAGATTATAAGATTAACGGCAGAACTTTAAAAGAAGGTTCAGTTATTATTTACAGGGAACACTATGGTACAAGAAATCCAGGCAGTAATGAAGGTATAGAGTTAGAGGCGTCAGAAGTAGCAAGTAATGTTATTGATATGGAAGATGAACAGGTGCATATAAGGATAGCCGACCACGATATGTTTGCTAAGAGAGGTCATTCAGCACCCACAATAGCTGAAACCTTTGGAGAATACTTCCTTTATCTTACACGAGCCGACAAAGGCTCTGGCAGTAGGATACAGGGTAAAATGGAAATGCACAAAAGATTCAGAATAGAAGATGAAGAACCTTCACTTTACTTCTTAGATGATTGTAAGCACTGCATAAGAACGATACCTTCCCTTCCTTATTCCACTTCCTCAAGAAACCCAGAAGATGTTGAAACTAAAAATGTAGAGGATCACCTTTATGACGCTGTTAGGTATTTACTAATGGCAAGACCTATAGGTCGTGATGAAAAGCCTAAGAGAATTCATAAGAAGAAAAAAGGGAATGATAAATACACAGGTTATTAATGGAGGATAATATGAAATGTAAAAAGTTAGAAGTTATAGAGGCTAACATATTTGAAGATACACAAGCACCATATTATAAGAGTAACTTAAATAAAGCTATCAACATAAAACTTGAACAAAACCCAAATAAAGAATTAGTAAAGTTAATTATTAAAGAAGAAAATGCATATCTTTTATTAGGAGGTGAATAAATGGATAAAAAGAAAAAGAAGTCGCTAGATAAAGCAACTAGCAGACACCACGAGGCACGAGATAGCAGACGCCCAAAAGAAGAATTATGGCAGGAATGTTATGAGATATGGAGAGCATACAGAGAAGAACGAGATGATGATAAGTCTAATCTATTCATACCTTATCTATACGGCTTAGTTGAAACTGTTGTACCGAGAATAACTGATACCATCTTCGCTAAAAAACCTTATCTAAAGCCTATGCCTAAAGAACCACAGGATATTGAAGGTGCAGAGGCTAATGAAGTCTTAATGGAATATCAGTTTAAGAAGTCGAGGTTTGAAGAAAAGGTTAAGCAGTGGATAAAACAGACTACTATTTACGGTACAGGCTTTGTTAAGATTTACTGGGATAGAGATGTTGCAACTAAGACTGTTAGAGAAAAGAGGTTTTTTGATGACCCACTTGATTTAATAGCAAAAGCTAATGAAATTGGCTTATCTAATATATCTTCTTTCAAAGAAGTAGAAAAAGAGATAGTTAAGTATGAAGGGGCTAATATAGAGGTATTAGATGTATTTGATGTATATGTTGACCCTTACGCTGAATCAATAGAGGACGCTCGATATGTAACACACGAAACTCTTAGACCAAAAGAATATGTTAAGCAGCGTATAAAAAGTGGTGTCTATAATGAAGTCGATATGGACGATTGGGAAGATATAGAAGAATCAGCAGGTGCAGATGATAGCTCAAAGTTTTCTGTACTACAAAGACAGGAACATATACAGATGGCTAATGAACCCAATGACGAAGAAGGTATGATTAAGATATTAGAATACTGGGAGGATAACAGAGTAATAACTGTTGCTAATGAAAGTATAATCCTTCGAGATAAAGAAAACCCTTTCAATCATAAGAAGATACCCATTGTTGAGGCAGTTGACACTAAGTCTATTAAAGAGCTATACGGTATAGGAGAGATTGAGCCTAACAGATATTTACAGGCTGAACTCAATACTAACCGTAACCAGCGGATAGAAAATGTTAAGTTTGCTATCAACAACTCATATTTCTACGATCAGACAGCTATTGATGAGGAAGATTTTGTTGACGCTCCAAATGCTAAGATACCTGTTCGCAATAGAGGTCAGCGTTCACTCAACGATATTATTTATCCTGTTCCCAAAAAAGGTATATCTCGTTCAGCTTATACAGAAGAAGAAGTTATTAAAAGGGATATGCAGGAAACCACCGGTGTAACTCAATATGTAAGAGGTATTCAGCCTTCCGGTTCTGCAACAGCAACAGAAATAACTTCTCTGCAAAAAGAAGCTAATTATAGATTTAAACAGAAAATCCGAAACATAGCAACTGCCTTAGAAAAAGTAGGGGAAATGTGGATAGCACTTAACCAGCAGTTTGTTACTGAACAGCAGTATATAAGAATAGCAGGTGATAGAGCACAGAATCTAAACTTTATGCAACCTCAAACCTACGGTGATACCCAAATGAATAAGACTGGTTTTGAGTTCTTGCAGGTAGCACCAGAGGATATAGCAGGAGAATATGATATAGAAGTAGCCTCAACAGCACTAGAGCCACTTGCTAATAAAGAAGCAAGGCGACAACAACTCCTACAAGCCTTCCAAATGACTGCACAAGCAGGACTATCAATGCCTACCCTCCTTAAAGAAATCCTAAAAACATTCGACGATATTACAGTTATGGATAAGATTGTCAAAGATTATGAGCAGCAAATGCAACAAAGACAACAGATAGAAGAACAGAAGTTCCAAGCACAGAATAAAGGTAATCCTCAAAGTCAGCAGGTATCACAAGTACCCAACCAGCCACCGAACGCACAAGGTCAGGTGAATAGATAATGACTAGTGATGA